CAGCGCCCGTACTGTCATTTAGGAGGAAACATGGCTCTTGGTGTTCGCGTCAATTCTAATGCCGTCGGTACACAGCTTGGTAGCCCTCGCGCGATTTTGAAGCGTGTTGTGGTTGGCGATCCTGGCACTGCTTGGACGCTCACGCTGAAGGATGGTGGCACCACTAAGGTTGTTCTGAAGCCTACGGTCGCTGGCTTCATTGAAGTTGGTCTTCAAGCGAATGGTGAAGTCCAGATCAACGGCGCTGGTGGAGTGCAAATCTCTGCTGCGAAGGCTGGTTGGACTGTCGATTCTGCTGGTACAACTCCGGGCGATGTGTTGTTTGTTCTGGAATAAACTATGGCTTTCCCTGGAAGACACTCCGGTTGGTCCGATGCCGCTAGGAAGAAGGCCGCTGAGACTCGAAAGCGAAACTCGATGAACCAGAAGGTTGGCAACGATGTCGCCGCTGCTCGTGGCGCGTTCAAGGCCAAGAAGAGGGGCAATAAGCCCCCATTCCCTAACGGTAAACAGCTTCGCGAAGAGGAGAAGAAACGTCGCGAGGCGATGCGCTATGGTCCTCCATTTGGGGGCCTGCGTTAATGCCTTTCGAGAGTAAAGCTCAGCGTGGGTTCTTCTACGCGCAGAAAGCTCGTGGTGAATTCTCTGCGAAGATGGTGTCGAAGTGGGAGCGACATACTCCTAAAGGAGCGAAGCTCCCAGAGCATGTGAAGAAGCGGAGGAAATAGAATGTCTCGACTTGGCCCCGATAATGGAGGCTTATATCACATCGGTCGAGTCCCGCTGGGGCAGACTGAGCCTTCGATCATCGACGGTACTACTCTTGGCGAAATCAAGGAGTTGTATCGCGATGTCGCGCATGAGATGTCTGGGCCTGTACAGTACGAGAAATTCAATGGCGCGACTCAAAGCACATCTCCGTACTCTGAAAGCACGCAGAAGTTGTTCTTGCCGCCAGTGAGTCTGATTGGAATCATCTCAGTGAACCCGAATGAGAAACAGGTCACTGAGATGGGATTGCGCGAGATGGTTGATGTCATTGTGAAATTCTCCGCGCAGGATTTGTTCGATGCGGGCGTCACTATCACTACCGATGATCGCTTGATTGTGAGTGGGGTTGAGTACAATGTGTACGCGATCAACCCTGGCACGATTGTTCAGGGTGTTCCTGTCTCGATTAAGGTGGCTGGTAAAGTGTGGAGCGGTCTTGCACCTAAGATGACGGAGTGAGAATGAGCGCTCAGAAGACTGGCGACTGGAATAAGTATCGAGCGCACCTGATGGGGATGGCTAAGAAGGAAACCCAGATGCGCGATCTTGTTCTTGATAGCAGCGCTAGAGCCTTTCAGGAAGGAATTCAGTCTGAGATTCGACGCAATGATGTCGAGCCAGCGAATAAGGACTTTACCGCTGACGAATACGCTCAATCGGTCAAGATCATTTCTAAGGCGCATGAGGTCAGCATTGGTGTCCCGAAGGATACAGAGATTCGCGGCCATGATGTTGGTTCTTTCGCGATTGACGCAGAGTTTGGATTCAAGAGCCCGAGATTTCTTGGCATTTGGCGATCCTTCATGACACGCTTTGGAAACAAGATGAAGGAGCAGATGGAAAAGATTCTGAGGGAGGACTAGCATGGCATACCTTGGCCCCATCGATGTCGCCCTCAAGGGTCTCCTTGATGGGAAGATGCCGCAGGTCTCCATCGAGAACAAGCTCTATCCTGTTCCGGCTCTTATCAGCGCGCCCGAAGAGCAGTTCGCGAAAGCGGTGTACCCGATCCCGAGCTTTGGGATTCATCAGTACGATGAGATTCCGAACTACGAGAGGCAGTACCAGAAGGAATATATCACTTCTGACGCGAGCGCTGAGACCCCATATCCCAAGACGCTTCAAAAGCGTGCCGCAGCGGATAAGGTGGACCTGTTCTACCAGATCACAACGATGTCCTACTACGCTCAGCATGATAGGGCCATGCAGTCTTTCATCCACAAGGTCTTGCCGCAGCGTGGACGATTAATCATCTCCACTGCTGGGTCATTCGCGGACGATCAGAATACCTCTGCGGACGCACCTCAATACGCGCTTCATTACTACATGGAGGGCAGACCGCAGAACCTTGATCGTGTTAATGGTCAGTACCGAATTTTCAGCAAGGCATTCACGTTCAGAATCCTCGGCTGGATCGACGCAGCCACTAAGCAGGCTGTTGGAACTGCCTATAGTGGAGTGACGCTGAAAGTTGGAATCGCCAACGCTACAAACGATGCCATAGCGGATATGGGATAATCTCGTAGACAGCTAACGATTACTCCCGTATAATATAGATAGCAACCGATTTACTCTCGACGTAAGGAGAACAAAATGGCTGATCTTTCTCAAGTCCCTGGTGTTCAGGCGCAGGAATTGCCTACGCCGCCCGGGCCGATGGTTGGGGTCACTACTGGTGTCGCCGCCATCCTTGGAATCACTGAACGTGGAGTCCCCAATAAGGCGGTCGAGGTCAACTCTTGGACTGCTTACAAGACTCTTTATGGGACGATTGGCGGAGTGGCTGCGTCCAGCTACATGGCTTACGCTGCGAAGCAGTTCTTCGATAACGGTGGCTCGCGCCTGTTTGTCGTGCGTGTCGCCCACTCGGATACTGTCATCGCTTCCGCTGTCCTCGTTGACCGCGCCGGAACTCCGCAGAATACCCTGACTGTCAACGCGATCAGCGCTGGCGCGTGGGCCAATGGCACGACTGGTGGTCTGAGTGTCACAATCGCTGTGCCTTCGAGCGGCTCTGCGAACCTGTTCAAGCTTCAGGTCCTCTTGAATGGCGCTGTGGTTGAGACATGGGACAACCTCTCCATGGACTCGACGCAGAACCAGTACGCTCTGGCTGTCGTGAACGGGAACTCGAACTACATCACTCTCGCCAACGACAACAGTGCCACGGCTGCTCCGAACAACATGCCCGCTCTCGCTACTACGAATCTCGCCAGTGGCGCAGATGGCACGGCTGCTGCTGACGCTGACTTCACCGCGCAGTTGACACAGGGAACAGCTTCTCTCGATGGTGTTGAAGAGAACCTGATGATCGCGTGCCCTGGTCATGGTGGAACCGCTTACGCTGTCACGATTGCGGGCTTCCAGTACGCTGCCGCTCGTGGCGATAGCGTCTTCATCAGCGATCTTGGCGCGACTGATAGCGCTACTCAGGCTGCTACCGATGCTGGCACGATCACTGCGGGTCTGACTTCGACGCAGTTGAGCTATGGAGCTTTGTACTACCCGTACATTCTCGTGTCCGATCCCTTTGGGGTTGGCTCGAACCCGGTCAAGTACATTCCTCCGTCGGGCGGTGTGCTTGGTGTCCATGCGCGCATCGACCGCTCGCGTGGTGTCCACAAGGCTGCTGCTGGCTCTGAGGCGAATCTGGTTGGGGTCACTGGTATCTACACAGCGATCAACGATCAGGTCCAGGCTTCTCTGAATCCTGTCGGAGTCAACTGCATTCGTGTGTTCAACAACATCGGTACTGTGATCTGGGGCAACCGCACGCTGTCCATGGATCGCAAGCTGAAGTTCTTGCAGACGCGCCGGTTCCTGAACTTCTTGAAGCTCAGCTTCATCAAGGACTTTGCCTTCTCCGTGTTTGAGCCGAACGACGAGACTCTCTGGGCTAATCTCATCAAGCGTGGTAATCAGTTCTTGACCGAACAGTGGCGCAACCGCGCGCTGAAGGGAAACACCGCTCAGCAAGCGTTCTTCGTGAAGTGCGACGATGAGTTGAACACGCAGACTGTGATCGATAACGGACAGGTTATCTATCAGGTTGGTGTGAACCCAACTCGCCCCGCCGAAACGATCATCCTTCAGTTCGCGCAGACAGACACCGGGGCTCAGGTGACGGAAGCTTAATAGGAGGACGATAGATAAATGAGCACTCCATCGCAGGTCATCATCGAGCCCTACCGCAATTTTCGGTTCCTTGTTGAGATTGACGGATTCGCGTCCGCTGGCTTCAACAAGGTTACGGGGCTCAGCTTCGAGACTGAAGTCGTTTCGTATCGTGAGGGCGGAGAGAATACCACTGAGCGCAAGCTCCCAGCACAGACGAAGTTCTCGCCTGTTGTTCTTGAGCGCGGGTCTACGTTCAATCTGGACATGTGGGGTTGGGCTACCGACATCCACAAGTACGGTGGCACTCCTGGCCTCGCTATCGCTCGTAAGACGATTACCATCGTGAACATTGGTCTCAATGGTAAGCGCCTTCGCGAGTGGGTACTTCAGAACTGCTGGGCTTCCAAGTGGGAGATCGGTGATTTCGACGCCAAGGCGAACGATGTTCAGATCGAGCGCCTTACTATTCAGCATGAGGGAATTAGCTCGCTCGCGATTCCTGTTGCTGATGATGTTGTGACCCCGTAAGAGCCAGGTTAGCTTGCTGAGGTCATAGGGGCTGTACTCTTACGCGCAGCATGATATTGCGTGGGGCCGGGTCGAGAGATTCAAGAAATTGGACTCTGGGCTCGGCCCCACGACATCAAACAAGACAAAGGAGAATACAACATGGTTGGCTACGAGTTTCAACTTCCTGG